ACATCTTGAACTTCTTTTTTGGTAGCATAAGCAGATAGATCTTGAGCTCCACCACCGGCTTTAAGTTTTTCTTCTAAAGCTGCAGTAGTTACATAGCCATTCAATTTAGTATCAACTTGACTCTTGCTATAGATAGCAGTACCATAATGCGCTGTAGTAATAACTGTATTAGAATTCTTACCATCATATACGGTCAATGCATTTGTACACAATGCCATAGGTTTATCTTTAGAACCCATTTCTACATTGCCATTTTTATTTACCTTAGCGATAGGAATCCATTTATTATCTGGAGATTTACCATATAAATATTGTTGGTTTGGTAAGAAGATACCGTTTTTGAAATGAATATCATTAATATGCTCATAAGCAGATTTAACTGGATCATGAACGTAGATATTAACTGTTCCACCTTCGTTAGATGCCATATAAATCATACCATTAGCATAAGTAAAGTCTTCAATTTCAATACTGGAATTAATTTCTACTTCACGTAGAATAGTACCAGCATAATCAGATTCAACAATTCTATTCAATGTAGCAAATACAATGGTTTTATCCATAAGTAATGCACCATTAGAATCATTGTTTGTTTCATTTACAGTAACTGTAACTTCTTTTTCTACTGTATTAAGATTAGCATAATCATATAATCTTAATTTGCGTGTAGCATTAGTATCACCAGGAATTATAGATAATAGTTTCTTACTACCTTTATTATAGTCAATATTAAAGAATTTATCGGTGTAGTCAGTATAACCATCAACTGTTAAATCATCGTTAAGTCTATAAATTCTATTACCATTGGCTGCACCATTAGTAACTAAGATATGAGTACCATCATATGTCAATGTATTACAATGACCTAAGATATCAGCACCAGTGAAAGATCTTTTAGTTAAAACAGAGAAGTCTGTTGGGGATAATTCATAGATAACTTGTTTTGTGTTATCGGAATTAACACATGCAAGAATAAATGTATTCTTTTTAAAGTTATAAGTAAACCCTTGACATTGATTAACATCAGGATCTAATTTAATATTTGTAGCTAAAGTAATATGATCTGCAGATTTAATCTGTGCTAGATTTTTTAAGATTGCTTCATTTACTTTAGTACTAAGTTTATAAATGTCTTTAGCAACTTCTTGAATTGCTGGGGTTAAAATGCCTTTAATGAGTTGAGTAAGATTCTTCATAGTAATTTCTCCAACCTATTAATCATGGGAAAATATTAAAACTCTATATTTAATTGTTGAAAGAATGAGTAAATACTCAATGAGGATGAACCTCATTGAGTATATCGCGCTCTTATTGTTGACTGATAGCACCAATAGGCATCATTTTAGATAATTCTTCTGCTTTAGTTGGGAAGAGTTCAGAAGATGGTTTATTATCGCTAGTTACGTTATAAGAATCTTTAGGTACCCATTGTTTAGTTGAATAATTATATCGTTTAGTTTCATCTTTATTAAATAAAGGAATACGATATTTCAAGAAATCTTCATCAGACATTGCTGGGTTTGTTTCAGAAATGCAACAATGAATATATTTAACGAAATCAATAGATCCTTGGTTATGAGTAGGATCAAATCTATATCCAGGTGCATTAAATGCATTAATTGATACAGACATCGAATCAGACATTTCGTTATAGTTAGCTAATGATGGCATTACAACTTGAACTCCAGTATCTTCAAATATGTATTTAATAGGTTTGATAGTTTTTCCGGAATATAAATTTGATAATGAGTTATTAAATATATCTTTGAATACTTGTGTTCTCATAGGTAATACAACTTTATCTACTTTGACTTCAGATATTGTACTATTAAATACTAAAGGAGCTTCATGGCCAACTAATGTAACCTTTGTAATAACATCATCGCCAGATTTGAATTTAGTAAATGGCGGAGCGGCAAAGAATGCTTCTTTATATCCTAATTCATACGAGTCTGAATCTTTTGATACATATCCTAAATTTATATTGAAGTCAAATATATTATTAAATGATATATTGCCAAATGGATAAACACCAGCAGCAGCAGTATTAGATACATCAAAAATTACAGGTTTACGTAATAAATATAATTGTACCCCTAGTCTAGAAAGTCCAGTAGAATATAGACTATAACTTGAACCTAAACTATAATGAGAACTAGGTGCCCATAAAGAATTATGCTCTGTTACTACACTATACTTTCCAAAAATATCATCTTTTGTTACTATAATACCTTCTGAAACAGTACTAGAGTAATCATTCCCAAATTTATAATCAGCAAATAATACAGAAATTTTATCGCTACCTAGCATTTTATAAGTATTGACATAATTATCAAACATCATTGCTGGAGAAATTTCATAATATTTCTTAGTATCAGGAGTCGCAGATGCGACTGGTTCCCAAGTTCTATTAGAATAGTTATATTTTTTACTGCCATCCAAATTATAAATAGGAAGTCTCATTAATATAAATTCTGCAGAATTTTCTTTTTCTTTCATTACTGATGGATCTATATAAATATGAACTAACTTACCTAGAGCTTCAGCTAATTTAACGCTAATACCTTTGAAGTTTTTACTTTGCTCTTTAAAATAAAGAGTTTTAGTATCTTCTTGCGTCCATTCACTTATAGTCAATGGATCTGCAGTTCTAACGAATTGAGCTTCTAACTCATTAGTCTTATATTCATAATTATTTCCTTGGAAGAAGTCACCACCAAGATCTCCAGTTAACTTAACTATGATTGGATCATATTGAGTTGTATCTCCTTCACCGTAATCATTCATTAGACCTTGGTTCTTATAGAATAAGTGTTTAAGTAATCTATAGTCGACTATTACTTCTTTACATACAACTTCTTTTATGTATTTATTACCAGATAATACGAAAGCATCACATTTAAATTTTTCAGGAACTTCACCATTTAAAGTGATCTTAGTATTATAATCAGTTAACGCTACTGCACCACCAAATTGTTTACGATCTGGCTTACTCCAGTCATTATCACTATTTGTTTCTTGAGTGAGATCATAATATTCAGTGCCATTATAATTTACTTTCTTGAAATCATCTTTAATATCAATGGTTAAATTGATATTATTAATATTTTGAGCACCGGCAGTTAAATACATATAATCATTTTGAAAGAAGTTGATATCATGAACTGTTAATTTTACATTTCTATCAGATTGATTATCATGTGCACTTTCTAAATGACTTACTAATTCATCAGTTGGAAAAAACATACCTAATTTTTTTTCTTTAGGGATATTATATTCAGTCATTGTAGAAGATATTAATGTATTTTTTGCATCTAAAGTTTCACTAGAAGATGGAGAATAAGTAAATCCACCAGTAATGTCTAAGGTACCGTTAACCATACCTTTAACTTCTGTGGATTTCTTAATATTTTCTTCAGCTTTCTCAGGAAGTTTAACAACTTCAGCTGCTAGCTTAGAAGATGCACCAGTTGAGCTAATGCCGTTCTTAACTAGAACGGCTTTAACTTCTTGGAGATCATTATGTAAAAGATTTAAATTTTCTATAACCTTATCGGTCATATTAGGATTGTCTGGCATAATTTATACCTCCATTATACATTTTTACTACCAATAACTCTCATTTTATTAAGTTCTTCGGCCAATTCTGGGAAGATTTGAGTCATTGGTTTATTATCATTCTTAGGGTCATATTGGCCAATTAATTGCCATTGACGTAAAGAATAGTTAAATCGTTGATTACCATCTAATGTAAATAATGGCAAACGGTATTTTAAGAAGTTCTTATTTTGAAGAATTGGATTATTAGATCTAATATGGCAATGGATGTGAGAAACAAAGTTATTAATTGCTTCTTGTTGAGTGCAATCAAATCTATAACCAGTATGGTTATATATACCAAAGTCAGCAAAATCATAATCATATTCGCTAAGATTATCTCTATAGTAAGATAAAGACCATGGTAGAGATTCAACTATAGATGGAGTATCAGCAAAAATAAACTTAGTAAATCCAGCATCACTAATCTTACCAAATATTAATCGTCTGAAAGATTTAGCTTTGTAAGGAATAATAATTTTATTAACCTTAACTTCAGTAATATATTTATTAAAGAATAAAGGACAACCTTCGGAATATGCAGTCATATCTAATTTAGTAATATCTGTATTATCGGAAGATTTAAATTTAGTATTTATAGGACCGGGCATAGTACGTACATAATCGCGTATTTCTGCATATTCAGAGCCGGTATTAATATCATTACCAAATTTTACTTCCAATTTATCACTACTAAAATCTAGATCATGGAAAGGATAAGAACTACCTACATTATGTGTACTTTCAAATTCAAATTTAATACTATTAAGGAAATAGTTATTAGAATCGAATGGAGTTTCAACTAATGCTTTATTTTTAATAATATAACGATTATCTGGAGTTTCTGTAAAATATGAATTCTTTTTACATATGATATCTCTATTAGAATATAAATCTTCTAATACAATAATACCTTTATCTCTAGTTTCAGGATTTGGATTTATTTTACATATACCTTGACGAATCTTTTGAGATTTATCAATACCGATAAGCTGTCCATTATCTACTTCTAGTTCACCAGAGGAAGTAATATCAAAATATCTAGAAGCATCTTCTGTAGCTTTTGACACTTCTTCCCAAGTTCGATTACTATAGTTATATTTTTTAGTATTATCTAAACTATATAACGGAAGTCTCATCAATAAAGGTTTTATAGATCTAGTTAGATTAATTTTAGCTGGATCTACTAGGATATGACACATTCTAGATAAAAATTCAGCTGGAGTATGACTAAGACCAATGATATTTTTTGCTTTTTCAAAAGCTGCATATTTAAGTTCTTCATCATTAAAAAAAGAGCTGCTATTTAATGGGTCAACATCATCTAAGAATGATGGACGTTTATATCTATAATCTAAAGATGTACTGATATTTTCAACATCTGTAATTTCATTATTAACTTTAATAATGATAGGATCAAAGTTTGGAGTTTCTTCTCCAGTTTCATAAGCTGCAACTATCTTATTATATTTATATAAGATATTCATTAAAGCATAAAAATCTATATTAAGATTATTACATACTACTTCTTTTACGTATTTATTAGGCGTAAGAGTAAATGTATCGCATTTTACATACTCTAATACTTCACCATTAACTGTAAATTTAGTATTATAATCGGCAAAGCCAATTTTACCAGTAAATACGGAAACTCCAGGTCTATCATTATCCCCTTCTTTAGGGAAGTTTACATATTGTTTTCCATTATAATTTACTTTAGTTAAGCTTTGATCAGTAATATTTACAGTAAAATTAATACTACCGATATCTTTAGCTCCAGTTAAGTAAGCATAAGAATCTTGTAAGAATTGTTTATCAGATACATTTAGTACTAGATTTCTTTTATCTGCAGATGTTTCAGATGTAAGAATATTATTAACTAAGCTATCCGTAGGGAAATACATTTCTAAATCTTTCCCTTTAGGTAAAGTAAATTCTTTATTTTTATTATTAACTAAACAGTTAGTTTCATTTAAAGCTATTGTAGAGTTTGGGGCATATGTAAATCCACCAGTGATATCTAAGATACCATTA